CCATGCTAGCAGACAAAATCAAATTGATCAATTGATAGAGCAAGCTAAAAAATTGGGATTACATGTCGCTGAGCAAGAATTGCCCGTAGTAGTTTCAAAGCCTACGGCGGCATCTAATGCTGTGCAGCCGGCCAACATAGGACAAATGACGCCTCAAGTTGAAGAATCAACTGGAAAATTAGAAAAGAAACCTGTGGTAATTACTCCTAGTTCTGCGCCATCGAATGACATGGATGGTGATGATATTATTTCTACTGAGGTTATCGACAGCAGTAAAGGCATGCAATCAGTTGGCGGTGCAAGCGGTGGGCATATGGTTGATAGTCATGGCAGCCACGATTTTGCATCATTAGAAGACCAACTGCCTGAAGATGTTAGGCGTGGTAAAATTAAAATGGAAATGATGGAGGGAAGAGGAGGTCAACCACTTGCAATACCCAAAAAACGTATGGATGGAACTGGCACGACGAGGATCAATATTGTAAAAACTGGTGGTGACACTGCGTTGCAGGAAAGATTTAAGACTATGGCGTCGTCCGAAAACCCTGCTGACTTTCGAAATGGATACCAATCTAGTAGCAGAGATTGCCCAATATGTAAAGGCACTGGTTTCGCAACAAATGCTGGTGAAGAAATTCAATGCCCCAAATGTGATGGTGTCGGCATTATTTATTGATTATGCTACAAATGCTACGCTTAAATTTTATTGTGGTGTAAGCATGCCAGATGTGATTAATAATTCTTTTGAACAACCGATGAATTTTTCTGTTTTGTAACTAAAAATCCATCCGCTTGGCAATTCTATCCCCATATGAAATTGAGAATTAGATGTCGGGTTAGTGGCATCTTGAATTTTCTGCGGGATTTCGTCACGATAAGATCCATCATCATAAATTTTTCGTTGTGTATGTCTTACGCAATCTAGTGGATATGTTAAAAGATAATTTCCTTTATTTTTAGCATATTCTAATGCATCATAATTATTGATTAGTTTGTGTGTAAACCACAATAATCCTTGCTCGCTTTTTTCTGGGCTAAGAATAAAATGGTTTTCATGGCGATGAACATCATCAAGATTGGCGTCAAAACCGCGATATAATTTTAATTTATATGGCACAGCAATTGGCTGTTGAACTTCGACTATTTTGCGGTGGCTTATATTAAAATCAGCAAATAAATCTTTTGTGTTTTGTGAAGATTCGTTGCTTTCAAATGTTATGGACCGCAGCTTCATGGGATATTAAATCTTTATAAAATGAAAAAGATTAGTGTCCGAGTGTGATAGAAAATTTTTTGGATGACATTCCTAAAAATTGTCTGTGCCGCGATTGGTGCGGAATTCCGCTTGGGCTAGATGTACTGCCCGCCGCTCTAGATCCAGAATCATGGCCACTATTTGAATTATATGATTGCGGTGTGTGAGCTAATGCCTGCCCAAAATATTTTTTGCCAAATTTGTTTTTTAACGATGTTTCAAGTCGATTTTCGTTAATCATGGTTTAGCCTTTATTCAATATTAAAATCGTTGTTGGTGGTGCTGCCGAAAATAGATTCACGATCTAATTCTGTGTTAAACCCAAAATTTTGTTCTGACCACGCTTCTTCATCGGATTTTAAATCGTCCACAATTGCGGGGACTATATCCAGTGCTTTATTTCTTTCTTTTAATGGTATTCCTTGCGCAAGCAATTCTTTTTCCATAGCAATTCTGAATGTTGGGTCGTCAATGTATTTATAGTTGTGGACCTTGCCAAACGCTTGACATAAACTGTCATGGAATGGAGATTCTGCTGCCTTTAAAGCAAACATTTCTGTGATATGGCCATGTAAGTGTTGAAATCCTCTTTCAATTTCACTAACATGATTTGATTCATCGTTGTCATGAACAGATAAACCAAGTTTAGCATCGTGCTGCAACATAGTGTTAATGGCTTCGACCAGTAATTTTTCAGAATCATTTAACATAATATCTCCTTTTCCTTTTTTAATTTTGCTTGTAAAATGAATGATCAAAATGATGATATTGGAAGATTTGACCAAGTTATGTTACTTACTACGCAGAATGTCAGTTTCTTATCTGCTCCCCCCGGAACTAAATTGTCCCCAAAGGGTGTTTGGTCTGTAACTGCAGTTGTTGGAAATAATGATTTATTATTGGTTAAAAACAAAACAACAATAAAAATTCCTCATGTGGATGTAAAAATTATTGCTAAGCATGATTTAACAAAAATTGATGATATTATGAAAGGATTGTTACATGGCAAAAAAAGAAGCCCCAAAAAGCGTGACACTTGAAGATTTGAAAAATAAAATTGAAAAAGACCATGGTGCTGGAGCTGTGATGCTTGGGAAAAATGCTATTGTTGATGTTGATGTGTTTCCAACTGGTATTATCACTGTTGATTCTGCTCTTGGTGTTGGCGGAATACCGCGGGGCCGAATTATAGAATTATATGGCCCGGAAAGCAGTGGAAAGACAACCACTGCTTTGCAAATTATAGCAAGTTGCCAGCAATTTTATTTTGAAAATAAAAAAAGAAATGGTGCATGTGCGTTTATTGATGCTGAGCATGCGTTGGACCCTAATTGGGCTGATAAAATCGGAGTTGATATGGAACACTTGCTAATATCCCAACCGGATAACGGAGAGCAAGCACTGACCATCGTTGAAGCAATAGCTGAATCTGGGTTGGTTGATTTGATTGTTGTTGATTCTGTAGCTGCTTTGATTCCAAAAAAGATGTTGGACGGCGAATTGGGAGCTAACACCATTGGTGCCCAAGCTCAATTAATGTCTAAAGCTTTAAATAGGTTAAAGAGTAAATGTGCTAAGACTGCCACCACTGTTATTTTTATTAATCAAATAAGAATGAAAATTGGTGTGATGTTTGGTTCGCCGGAAGACACTCCGGGAGGTAGAGCATTAAAATTTTATTCATCTGTTAGGATGGATGTTAGAAAAATTGGAACTTTAAAAGTGGATTCTACGCCTGTTGCAAATAGAACCAGAATGAAGATTGTTAAAAATAAAGTTGCTGCTCCTTTCCAAGAAGCAGAATACGAAATATGCTTTGGCAAAGAAGAACGGCCAACTTATGGTATTGATACTTTTGCTGCGATTTTAGATGCTGCGTCCGACGAAGATGTTGTTACTGTGAAAGGATCGCATTATTCATTTAATGGTATAAAATTGGGAAATGGTAAAGTAAGTGCTTTACAATATCTTGAAGATAATGAAATTGTAGCTATGGAAATAAAAGATAAAACATACGGTAAATTAATGCTTGAAAAATCAGAGCCATTAATTGATCGTGAAATTGAAGATGTTCTTGACTCGTATGTGGATGAAAAAGATGCCGACAGCTGACCCCATATTTAATGTTAATGATATAATTTACCTTAGAGAATCCGCAGCTTTGGGGTTTCTCGAAGCTATGAAAATTGGTGAAGTTAGATCCAATGCCAATGATTCTGCGTGGGTATATGGAATAACCACTAAAATCACTGGTGCTCGGGCTCCTTCGAAATTTGGTGATAGGATTAATTTAGCACCAACAGCAACAATGTATTTCACAGAAGACGAGTTGGTCACAGTGTGTGATGCGCTTACGTTATCTGAAGAAAATTTGAAAAGGCAATTAGCTAGCATTCAGCTGCAGAAAAATTCTTTGTGCCCGTCTGACGGCACGTAATAAATATGGCAACAGATATATTAAACAGTTTAGATAATGATGTTGATGAATCCGGCGAATTTGGAAAACACCAAGAAGAGGCTATAGTTTCTCTTGCATTGGATTTTCCTGAATTTTTTATTTCTGTTGGAAGATTCATGACACCTGCTATGTTCACTCGTGTGGAAACGCAATATGTAATTGCCCACATATTAAATCAGTTTGAAAAACATAGCACAGTGCCCACTAGACCATTACTGCGTGATCAAATAGAACAAACAATCACTGAAGATGAACCTTTTGAAGAAGTGCTGAGGATAGTTGATAGAAAGTCTAATCCGCGAGAAGTTCCATTTGTTAAGGACACATTAATAAAATGGGCCAAGAGACAAGCTTACGGAATGATATACAATGAAGAAGTGCAAGATGCATATTATCGTGGTGATTATTCACAACTTGAAGATATAATTGATTCTGCTCATAAAATTGCAAATGTTGGCGATCAAGGTTTATGGTTTTTTGAAGATTACGATATGTTGTTTGTGGAAGATGCTGTGCAACATTGCACCACTGGATTTCCTAAATTAGATAAATTTTTGAATAATGGTGGTCCGTCCCCCGGTGAAGTTGTTTGCTGGATGGCTGCCACTAATGTTGGAAAATCCATTTTACTTGTTAATAATGCTGTGTCGTCTGTGAGAGGCATGGGTGCTGGCGGTGAAGCTGGGCAAGATGTTTTGTTAGTAACATTTGAATTGGATAAAGTTAAAACAGCATTGAGATGCGTTGGGGCATTGGCCGGTGTTAATATTAATGATATAAAAAGTCATGAAGATTATGCTAAAAGAATAATAGGTCAAACTAAAAATGCGTATAAAAAACAGTTATGTATTTATGAATTGCCGCCCGATGAGTGCAGTGTCGATCACATATACGCTATAGTAGATAATTTGAAGAGATCAAAAGGATGGAAGCCGGATGTTATTATTATTGATTATTTAGAATTGATGGTCAGTAGAGTTAAAGAATATAACAAGGAAGAATATTCTAGACAAAAACATGTTGCTACTGAAGTTCGTGGTCTTGCCAAAAATGAGCAAGTGTTGATTTTTACTGCTACTCAAACTAACAGAAGTGGCAGCGGTACAGATCAACTCATTGATTTGAATAAAACTGCCGAAAGTTTTGGCAAAAACATGCCGTTGGATTATATTATTAGTTTGAATCAAACTGACCAAGAACGGCAAGCAGAGCCACCTCGATTAAGATTTTTTATAGCAAAAAATCGAAATGGTCCAAAACACGAAACAGTAACATGTACTATAGATTACAACAAGATGCAAGTTAGGGAACAAGTTTAATGAAAATCAGGATTGTCATAGACACCAATATTACAAAAGCTCAAGCGGAAACAATGGAAAGATCTGGTTTTAACATTAGCCCCGATGGTTCATCAATGCAAATTAAAGTCCCAAAGTCTGCTAATTCTAGCAGAAAAGCTAAAGTTAAATTTTTAAATAGTGGTTTTGAAAAAGAATGCAATTGTTTAGCAATAGGAGATAACAATGACTGATGTTGTAAAGAGTGATATACTAGTACAAAAAGAAGAAGAAATGCAAGGGCGACACGATGAAATTTCGTCACCACTGCTAATGGAAACACCAGTGTTTTCGGATGGCCCTGTGAAAATTAGAGAAGTTCCGTGTCTCAATGATTTTGTTGCAATTTTGCAATTTGAAATCAATTTAGAAGGTGGTCTCGAACTTCCTGGCGAATCTAAACTCAAACCAGAAGGTTTAGTTGTTGGTGTTGGCCCTGGATTGGCGCAAAATGGCATAAGAACACAATCTCAGTTGAATGTTGGAGATGTGGTGTTGTTTCAACCCAGTCAAGTTGTGACAACTATAAATTCACAAACTGGTGTGTACGCTGGAAAAACAGTCAGAATTATACCTGAAAGAGCTATTTTTTGTAAACTTCAACCTGTCTCATTTGAAGTGATAAACGAAAATGCCTAGATATTACTATTTTTGTGAAGATTGTGAAGTTGCCGCCGCCAAAATAAAAGGTGAGGAACTTACGTATGACGAAGAGTGGGAAGTAATATTTGAAACTTTTCATTTGATGTCTGCTAGTGAAGAAGATAAAAAGAAAGCTATGGTGTGTCCGAGATGCAGTGGTCATAAAGCACGGCAAGCATTTAATCATAATGAATATACTGGGTATATTCTCGGTGATGGTTATTTGGACAAAGACGGCGTTCGGCGTGATATGAATGTCAGTAAATTACAAACTGACGATCCCTATGCAGATATGCGGGAACCCGGAGAAGTTGATGATAAAATTGCAAGCTTCAAAAAAGCTGGCAAAAAAGATGGGAAACCTAAAAAACATTATGACATGTCTTCTCGGCCATCTTCTATTAAAAAATCTAATAATTAACAAGAATATCTAAACGTATCTTAGTTAATAAAGTTAATTAATATGCGTTATTTATACATTTTTACTTTGTTTGACCCTGTGTCTGGTAGGCCGCGCTGCACTGGTATTCGTGCTGGTTCTAAAACTATTATAAAAGATTTATACCGTCCTGGTGCTGGCAAAACTTATCGCGTAATTTCAAATGCGCGAGAAGAAATAAAAGACATAATATTAAAAGCTAATAAAAATAACAAATCAATAGTCATATCTGATTTTAAGTCGCATGTAAAACAATTTGAATTGCCTTTACTGCACTCTAAGTATAATGTTTATGATATTCATTTACCAAATATTAGACCTGGCAAGAATCAAGCTAAAGATAGTGTTATTGTCAAAGCTGTTTTAGACAAGATGCAAAGAGCTAATATCAAGGAATATCATAAAATCATGGCCAACGCATCTGTTGTTTATCAAAGTATGGAAGAAAATGGAATATTGCATGGGTTTGTTCATGTTCATCCTAAATGGTCGTTAAAAACATATTCGGGCAGAAGTAAAACCACTGGTTTTAATATTCAAGGCACGACTAACAATGACCATGTTACTGCCGTTGATGCTAGTGAAGATTCTGTGTTTGTTCATTTTGATTGGATTTGCGCGGATATCAGAATTGCTTCTTTATTATCCAATGATTTAAAATTGATTGAATCTTTTGAATCTTCTGACCCATATGTTTACATGCGTGATGAAATGGCGAATGGCAGCAACATAAGTAGAGACGAATGCAAATTAATGTTGCTGAAAGCAATAAATTCTATGAATTTTAGAAGTGTTGCTCTTAATGATGTTTACAGTACTCTTGGGGAATGGATAGCGAGCTGTAAAAACAAAATCAAAAAAGATGGTGGATATTTGGAAACAATTTTAGGTCGTAAATTTAAAAGCAAGTATGCTAAAAATGATTTGTCAGTTTTAAATGGTGCAATGCAAGGGTCTGTCGCGCATGCCATGCACTTAGTAGTTAGAAAAGTATGGGAAATTTTTGGTGACAAATTAGTGGCTGAGGTACATGACTCTCTTGTGATTGTTGTGGAAAATGACCCTCAAAAAATTAAACATGTAATCGATATAGTAACAACTATAATGCTAAACCCATTCGAGGATGTGTTAGAACAAAATCCGAGATTCCCATTAAGTGTTAGTGTGGGTAAAAAATGGAAAAAGTGGAAATTATTGGGAAAGTACAAATGAAAAAAACAAAACTTAGAGACAAAAAAAGAAATAAAAAGAAACAACGTGATTTTGTAAAATCGGCTAAATGTAAGAGAAAGCAAAAAAAAGAAGCACTTCGGCGTAGAATAGAAAAATTATCCTTTTTACGTAAAAAAATGCTCGTAAGTCATGTTAATGAAATTCAAAAGCCTACGTTTGATAAAAATGCGTTTGGATCTTCTACGCCAATAATTGGCGAGAATGTTCAGAATGTTCAGAATGTATTAGAAAAGAAGGAAGGGTTTGACAAATCAGCGTGGAGTTCATAACAAATGAGTAAAAATGACGTCCCAAAATGGGTCAGCGAGCACTTGCCGCCAGAATTAGCGGATTCAACGTTATTTAAGTTTAAAGTGACGTTACCGAATGGCATAAGCACAGAAGTTAGTATGTTGCCGGATATCGATGTTGATTATGATATTCTTGAACAACAACTTCAGGATATTCCAGCACAATATACGTATTGGGCCGCATTGTACTCAGAAATGAAATCAATGGTGGCCATTGCGGAAAGAAAAGTTAAAGCGAGAAAAGGAGAATGTATTGAAGAAGTATTAGAATCGTTTAGGAAAGAGGAATTAAAACCTCCTTCTGTAGAACAGGTTAAATCAATTGCTGAAAAAGACAAAGAATTACAAAAATTAGATGTAAAGCTTGCGTTGATTCAAAAGCATGTTGGTAAAATGTGGCACATGGTAGAGGCACTGAAGTTAAAATCGGAAGTGTTACGATCATTGGCTGGGTTCAAAAGACAAGAAAAATTAGAAAATTAAAAAGTTAAAAATTATCCAAAACTAGGAGTAGCAAAATGGCATATGATGTTGATGCAATTCGTAAGAAGTTACAAAAATCAATGGGCAGATTTAATGACCCTGATTTATTTAAACCTGAAAAAGCGCAAGATGGAGCAACGTCGCTAAAATATCGGTTTTTTGTTTTGCCGCCTTTAATGAAAGGTGATGATACAAGATCTGGCCCAGCAATAAAAAGCATGGAACAGTTTTTCGCCACCCATGGCAATCACTGGATAAATGACAGACCACATCCTTGCCCGCGAGTTTATGGAGGCGATGATTGTCCAGTTTGTACATTTGGATTTGATTTGTTGCGAGATGAAAAGGATACGGACAAGCGACGCTTGATTGTTCAGCAATGGATGCCGCAGTCGTATTATATGGTCAATATTTATTTCCCAAATGTAAAAACTAACCCAGAAGATTTACGTGGGAAAGTAAAATATTTTAATGCATCTAAAACATGCTTTGATCAATGGACTACGTGTTTGTTGCGCGATGATGCTGGCGATTCCGATGATCCAGAAGCATTTGGCGTGTTTTTTGATGAAACCGAAGCATTTTGTTATCAACTAGAAGTTTTAAAATCTGGTAGAAACAATAGTTATAAAAGTAGTAAATTTTTGTCAAATGGCGGAGAATCAACTGCTATTGCTAAAAATAAAGATGGTTCGCCGGACAAAAAAGCCATCGCAGCGATTCTTGCTAAAAGGGTTGATTTGTTTGCTAAAATTGAAGAACCTGATTTAGACAAAATAAGTAAGTTGGCATCGTCTATGATCAATGGTGATGATGGCGATGATGATTCCGGTTTTGATGAAGATGAAACAGTAAAGGCTAGTTCTACGAAAGTTGAAGC